TGATACCTGCGATCTGACTTACAGTACCAGTAGCAATCGAACCCTGACCACCAATGTCTCTGTTAATCACAGAGCCAGTAATGATGTTGTCAGAATTGATCAGCGTGTAGTACTGCTCAGGGGTAATGATGGCATAGCGATCACTCGAAGGAACATCCTTCTCATCCAGCAACCGAGCCGATTCAAACAAGGCATTCCGCAACGCAGTAGCGTCAGGAGTATACCGTAGTTTGTTGATGGCATCCGAAGCAGAAGCAGAGTTCGCCTTCATGACGTTATCAACTTCACCCGCCACAGCATTACTGTAAACCACAGAACCTTTCTGGGTCATCCCCGGTATCCACTCATCTGCAGGGAGGAGGATCAACTTATCAGTTGCGTTTCCTGCGACTGCAGCGGCTTCCACGGTGGTTGCGTGATTCTTAGCACCTGTCTTAAGGGCGACTTTGAGTACGTTCTTATCGAACTGATTAGCCAAAGCCTCACCTAGCTGATGAGCGTAAGGAGCGCGAACGTCAAAATGAGACACCAACTCATCTATCGATGCAATGAATGTCGAAGACATTAACATCTTATCGATGTGAATCAGGGTTTCAGTTTGCTTGAACTTGTTCAGACCACCGCCGTCATTTGTACCTGTGCCGGGAAGTAAGTCGGAGTCAAGAATGTCCTGACCGGGACTGTAGTATCCTGCTGTCGCAGTACCAATGATGGGGAACTGTGCTGATTTACCTTTGCTGATCGTGCGGATCGTATGCAAAGGTTTCATGATATTCTTCTCATCGAAGACCGTCATTACCTCTCCCGCGAATTTCTTCAAGAAGAGAGCCGTTGAGTCGCCTGCGTGCTTATCAGCACCAACGCGACCTGCTACACCTGAACCAAATAGATTACCTGCATAGGTAGCCATATTATTTTACCTTTCGTTATACGTTATTAAACAACTAAACGATCATAGCACTCACTATGATCTAACTCACAACCCCTCTGGTTGCTTTCAAGTTGTCTGACGTATCAGGCTATTCAGCGTCCCCTTCGGGCAAATCTAGTGGCCCTGCTAACCATCCTTCAGGCAGAGTGACTCTGTTTTTAGAGAGTTCCCACTCTTTGCCCGTCCAATAGTAGACTCGGCCTTTGACATCTGGCCCTATACGAACCAGCGTGTCACTCGTCGGAATGAAGACTACTCTTTTTCCACTTGTCAAGCATCCGTTTGTTCCAAGCATCACGCAACTTGCGAGGCACAGCAGGAACAACCGTGGCTTTAACAGGTTCAGTAGCTTCATTCCATAGTAATCTCAGTATCTCTTTAAGAATCGTTATTAGTGCTGCTACCATTGGCTGCATCCAGTTTCTTGATGGTCAAACGAGAACCTGTATACCCAAGAGCAACCAGCGCAGTCATCACTAGGCCTACCACCTTAGTCATTGCGCTGTCATCCTCTAAAATACCTGATGAAGCTATGGCTCCTATGACTACAGCAGCCATACTCATATAAAACTCTGTAGATTTGTACCCCGGCTTCTTCTGCGAGGGGGACACTACAGGGACGGTTTGTTTTGTTTTTGGCATATCAACATTGATGTATGATTGGTAAATTACTTTTCCTTACGGTTGTTTGTGTTCACTTCCCCTAGCTTTAGCTCCACTTTCTTGCCCTGTACTCCAATAGTAATGGAGGGAAGAGGGATGTCTAGGGCCAAATAGGGTATCTTAAAGCTCACTCCTTTGGAGGAGACGTTAGCATCAGGGAGAACCCCGGCTGCTTTCCCTAAGCACAGGGAGGGGATGCCCCACTTGATGGTCTGCCCGAATAACGTGACGCTTGGGATAGGCTTCAAGCTTGCCCCAAAGGTCTCTGCTCTTGCAGTCGTTGCGAGCAACGCTACACCGATAGTTAATAGTATCTTCTTCATTACATTATGTCTGACATTTCCAGACGTTTCTCCACCATTGCGTGGAAAGCTTTATCTCCATTCTTATACAAAGGGTTTCTCATATCCTGTGTCATTTCATAAGTCGAACCGTACCCTGTAACTGGCGCAGCTTTACCTCCTTGGACTAAGGCAGGAGTGGGAGCAGTCTGAGCCTGTGAACTATACAGGGCGTAGAGTCCCTGAATTGCCAGCTTAGCTAGACCTACGTCTCTCCCTCCGACAGCGTTGTTAAAGGATTCCATCTCGTCTTCGCCTATGTTTTCACCAGCCCAGTCAGTCATCCGAGTGTAATTCTCCTCGCCTCCTGCCAGACCAAACAAAGAGTCTGCCTGCTTTTGGCTTAGGTGTTCTCGGCCTTCTATGAAAGAGTCTACAAGCTCCTTTGAGATGCCTTTCTTAGCGAGTTCCTTGTAGGACTCATCACCAATAGACCCATTATTTTTGAGGTATTCTTCCTCATATTTTTCTAGGTCTGAGGGTGTAACGAGTCCCTGTTCCTCGGCCTGCCTAGAAGAAAGTTTTTTCTCAAGTTGCCCATAAGCTTTGGCAAGCTCTTCAGGATGGGTAAACTTATCGGGAAGCCAGTCTGGTTTCTCGCTTTCTTCTTGTTGTTGTACCTCTTGCGGCTCTTCAGCTTCCGCTTGTTGAGCCTCAAGTTGGGGGTCATCTGCTGGAGTCTCTTGATCTCCGATTACTACTCTTTCCATGTTTTAATAGGTTATTGCTGCATCTGCTGACCAACGGCACTCGCCATTTGCTGCAGTTTTTCTGGGTCTTCTTGTGCCATCTTGCCTGCTGCATTGGCAACATTCGGTGCGACTTGTTGAGCCATCATCTGAGCTTGTTGTTGCTGCTGTTCAGCTTGTATCTGCTCCTGATCTTTAACTAATCCTTCAGTATCTATCCCCAAGGACGTAGCTCGTCGCTTTAAATAATCTCCTAAATCTATGTAAGTCTTGAAGTCATCTCCCAATAGCTGGGCCACTCCTTGAATAAACATATCCAATTTGTTTAGATCATGACCTCGACCAAGGGCTTCCAGCCCTGTGACGATTGTAGGTTTGACAATCTTTTTAGGAAGAGCAGGCAGACGGCCTCCCTTCTCCATCCTTGCCATCAATCTATTGACTAAAGGCATCTGAAACTCTTGAGCAAGGATCGAATAGACACCACCGAGGACATCCTCTAGCTCCTGTGCCATGAACCTTATCTCTTCAGCGGTAACTCGCTCGCCTTTCCTTTGAATGGCGGTGTTCATCAAGAAGGCAAACCCAAGGCGTTCCTTGATTTGATTCATCGTTTCTTGAGCCACCTTGAAATCAGCGTGTTTCTGCATCTGCAAAACCGTGACATCATCTGCATTGCCTTGAACAATAGCCCCGTTAGGAGCAGAAGCCAGAGTGCGTCCACGTGTGGTTCCATTGGGACTAACTAAGAATAAGACTTTAGCAGCCGCCGCTGAACCCTCAACGATGGCTTGGGTTAAACCTTCAAGAGATTGAAGGTCTCCGAGATACTCCTCAATGAAACTCCTTCCGTAATCATCGTTCTCAATTCGAGTATATCGCAGAGGAATCCAAGGGTTTTTATCTAGGGGATACTCACCATAGGCCTCATCGATTTCTATGTCAGCCACTTGTTGACGGGCTACCCACTTTCCTTTTTCCCTTGAAATACCTGTGTAAACGTCCACTTCTTTTCGACCGTGAGCATCCTTCTGTGTCTCATCGACAGCATCTACTTGCGCTCGAATGTTGTCAGGAAGGACATCAGGATCGATAGATTCTTTAACGATAATGGACTGAACATTACCCATTGGGTCACGCTTACAAACGTACCTGTCTAGGTTGAAAACTCTAACTCCACCTTTGTCTGGGACATACAGCAGGACATTACCCGCCACAATCAGTTGCTTTAAGGCCTCAAATACCCCCACTCGGACGGCACTTGTCTCAACCTCAGCTTGAACAGCACGCTCAATCTCAGCTAAAGCTTTCTCCAATTCTGTCTTTAACTCTGGGTCTGCCTGTCCTTCCGAAGCTTTGTCATACTCATACTTGTCTATGACTAATCTAAAGAAGGGGGAGTTGGGAGGGAGTAAAGCCAGCAGAAGTTTGGAGGCTAGATTATTGACGCCCCGCGCCCCAACGCCTTGGAATGGGGTCACATAGGTGGTGTTAGGGCCGGGGCTATTCGGAGGAACGAGGTAGGGAATGGTCAACTCCGCACAATCTCTCGCTCTCCGTAAAAACGATTCACGCTCACCTTCGCAAGCGTTGTAGTAAGCTTTTAATTGACTGTCGAGCATCAGCTATACTGTGAAGGTGAGTAGGCTCCAACGCCTCCCGTGCCTGTATTTACCCCTTGGGGACGGGAGATCGTTAAATCTTTAGCTGAAGTACCCCGGCGGCGAGTGCCTCCTTTCTTACTGGCTACTTGGGTTTTAGGTTTCAGGTCTACACGGCTCTGCTTGGCCTGCTGTAGGGCTGATAACATTAAGGCTTTCGGTTTCTGAACCGTAGGGCTACTCATGCACATTGTGATGTTCCTCGTATATACTTGTAAGTGTTCTAACTACAGAGATTTGACCCTGTTTATGCTTTATGTCCTTTATGTCCTCATCATCGGGCATCCGATCAGGGAACGCCCCTTTCAGCCACACGATAAGCTCCTCTGGTACGGGAGGCAACTTCTCGTTAGCAAAATTAAGGGGTAAGTCAAGCGGATTCGCCATGCAAGTCTAAAGTGTGTAGCATTTTCTCGACAGCATCCTTTAGCTTGTCGCGGGTTTTATCATTGTCCAAGACATAATCATAATTAGGGTAATCATCGAGAGCAGTCTCCGAGGCATGATCATCGATCCCGTTGGGGTAAGTATCATACACATCGACTCGTCGGACAACCCGAATCATCTTCCCGCCTAACTCCTTGATAAGATCAGCCTCATTAGGAAACCTAACATCTGTTACAAACAGAATATCATAGTGTCCTTTGCTGGCCTCTATGATTCCTCTCATCTTCTTGAGCCAATACAAATCACCGCACAGGTTCCTCCTGAAATCACTACCCCATACCTGAAGGAGTGTCCTGAAGTCTTCCTTGTGTTCTTCAATGTGATCTACTCTGAACCCTGTTATCTCTGATACCTCGTGCTTGACGAGATCACCGAAGGCAACTCGGCCTACTCTTTGCAGCGTTTCCATCGAGCTTACTCGTAAGGATCGCTCCGCACATATATCACGGGCAGTACTAAAGACAGTATCTTTCCCGCTCTGTTTCTTTCCGGCTAATGCAATAATATTCATGGGTTCCAATGCTTTATCTCTCCGCTTCTCATGTTATAATTTTCAGTTCTTAGTATCCTCGCAAGCCTAGCCTGAACTAAGGCGTCTTCCTCAGATAAATTTTTTCGACCAAAACTATTGACCACTTTCTCCCAGCTTGTGGGAGCAGTATCAGCATCTAATATACTACGGGCTGTCTTAGGCCCAACGCCGGGACACCCTGCGTAGCCATCAGTAGCATCTCCGCACAGGGCTTGGAAGAGGTGGAAGTCATCGGCATACTCTTTGGTAATCTCTCGGACTCCTCGATCCACCTTGCCCGGATTCCACAGGTTACAGGGGATGGTCTGCATATCCTTATCGGTACTGACTATAATCTTTTTTGAACCTACCTCATACATAGGGTCAGTTGCCCAGATTCCTAACAAGTCATCGGCCTCTAGGTTATCCACCACAGTCGCTCGCCACTTTACCATGAGGTGTTCACGTAATGCACCTAGGCCTATAGGTTTCCTTGACTTCTTACGTGATGCCTTATAGCTGGGGTCGATGTCTCTTCTAAAGCATTCCTTATGGGAAAGGGCAACGCGAACCTTCTGAGCATCCAGAGCAAGGACACAAGCTTTGATCGCTGAGTCCATTACTTTGCAGGCTATAGCCACATCAGTATGCAGCGTCCACATATCGTCTCCCCAATCGATTGGAGTCTCAGAACCAGCGGCGTGTTTGTAGGCGTATATATCGCCGTCAAGTAGAAGGGTGGTCGGTTTTTTGCTCATGTAATAAATTGTTTATGAAGCCATTCAAAGACTTTGGGGTTGTGCTTCCACACAGTACACAAACCCGTGGACAGGCGTGTGGTACTCTCCTCTTCGTTGGTAGAATCATCAATGCCCATCACATGGTTCACCGCATGGATTAACTCATGTAAGAAGGTATCTGCTGTAGTCCCTTTAGGGTAACCCTTCACCATCTGGATGATACATTTATTAAGATCAACGCTTCCATGCACATCACCTGTGGAGACCCATTCTACCTTAAACTCTTGGTTAAGGACGGTAATCTTAGTGGGCCTCCTTAAGTAAGTGCCATGCGTCTTTATATTTTTCATACTTATGGGGTCTTTCTTTGTGGATGATTACCCACTTTCTTTCTAATTCATTCCAAGGTATAACATAGGTGGATTCAGTAGGAACAACGTGAGCAAGGAGGACAGAGTATCCACCTACCTTGTCCCCCGCATGAATCCTATAGTAACCTTTCTCACAATGCTCTACTGACCTAACCTGAACGGTGTTTACCACTCCATCATACTCCGTAATAAAATCGTAGCTAGTGGACAAGATGGGGTCTGATATACTGAAGCCCTGCTTTATTAAAATTGATTTCATCATTAACTCTACAGCTATGCCTGCTACCTCATGCCTAGTGTGTTTCTGCCCATGTGGAACCAGCCCTAGCCTCACCGTCAAGGGGACATTTAAATCCGAGAGTTGTTCCGGCTTGTCTGATGGCATTGACTGACTCCTTAGTAATCAAGTCAACGTGCTGGGGCTTGGCTTCAAGCTGAAACTCATCGTGAACATGAGCAACAAAACCATAGTCCTCTCCATGTTCCAGACCCGCATCTGTTAACTTTTCGTATAGGTGAACGGTAGCCTGCTTCATAACTATAGCCCCCGCACCTTGTAATAAACAATTCAATGCGGAGTGTGCGCTACGAATGTATAGTCGCCGCCCGTCTAGCCCTTTCAACCACTCTCTTGCGCTCAACGCATTGGAGATGCAAGCCTTAAGTGAGGCTAGAGCCGGGAGCCTTTGTAAAAAGGTTTCTTTAATGGCTCGTCCAGCACCTCGCCCCTTGCCAATGATCTTTCCAATCTTCTCGTCGCCTGCTCCATAGAGGAAGGCGTAAATAAACGTCTTCGCTGCATCTCTTGTAGGTAGCCCTGCAGCATTCTGGTTAACTGTATGTATATCTTCTTGTAGTATCTTATTGGCATAGTCTCCTCCATCATAGGGGTGAAGGTAATGTGCGAGGCAACGTAGCTCTAAGCCAGAGGCATCGCAACCTATGAGAGTGGCTCCCTCTGTAGCCTTGAATAACGCACGGCATTCCTCCCCATAGGGAGAGCCAGCGCGAGGCACTTGGGCCATGTTAGGGCGAGAGTGTGTGCAGCGGCCTGTTACGGCTCCATTGGTATTGATTCTACCATACATCCTCCCACCTTTCTCAGAGGTCAGCCATGCCTGTCTACCTTCAGCTACCTGACCCATACGTTTCACAAGCATGAGGAATTCCTTCAGCATCTTGACCGAAGGATGATCGATCTTAATCGCGGATAGCACAGCCTCATCTACTTTAGGTTTACCTTCCTCCGTAAAGACTGAAGGCTCCCAGCCTAATCGCTGTAACCTATCGGCTATATGATCACGGGAACCGGGGTTGAAGGGGATAGCTTTGGTTTTGTTTGGCCCTTTAGTTATCTCCTTGGCCTTATGTCCTGCAGCTAACGCCTCTTTCTTAGTGTCGAAGAGGTCATCCCCTGCCTTCCAGAAGGTAGACTTCATGATTAGAGTGTCAGGGAGAAACATCGTCTGAAGCTCATCATTCAACTCAATCTTTCGCTGGCTTAGCCTGACGTACAGATTGGTTGCAGCCTTTACGTCAAACCTAAACCCATGACTCATCATCATCTGCATAATAGAAGCAAAGTGATGTTCAAGGGTGATGCTTTGGGCATCCCAATCTTCTTCAACTAAACTCTGGTATAACCGAAAGGTAACCTCGGTATCCTTGATACAATAGCACAGCATCTCTTCGCTGTAGTGATCGTAGCCATGATCTTCGAGGTAAGTTCCTTTCAGCATACCTAGACGATACCCCCACGCCTTGAGCGACTGTGAACCTACAAGTCTCGGTGAAATGTAGGCTGACTTCGTATTTCTCATACGGTCATTGTCTGATATGGTTGTATGTATCAACCGAGCCATCACCAAGGTATCTGTAACCTTGGGAAGCAACCGATTGTGATCAATCAAATTCAGTTGCTCAAGAGCGGGGATATCAAAATCAATAATGTTGTGACCTATGATCTCATCGTGTGATAGTAGGAAGTCTACTCCCTCTTTGATTTCACTAGGCCCAAAGGTTGATACTTCACCTGTCTCTACATTGCGACAGACTATACACCAAACGGTGGTCAACGAATCAAGGAGGCCGTCAGTTTCAATATCAAATATTGTTCTCTTCATGTCCCTCCTCCTCTCCAAAATCTACAGCCTCGTGTAGCCTCCCTGTTTGGTCATCAAACTCTAGCGTAGTTGCCACTCCATTCTTTCCGCACCAGCGATTCTTTAGCACACGTATTGTAGTGAACTTGGCAGTCGCAGGGTCTTGTTGGTCACGCTCCAAGCCAAGCACCATGTCAGATAGCTGAGCAATACCAGCACTACCTCGTAGCTGAGCCAGCGTTGTCCTTGCACCCTCTTCATGACCCTTGCCTTCAGGTCTCTTCAAGTGACTGACAATAACCAACGAGCATCTCAACTCCTCCACTAATGAGCGCAGCTTGGTCATAGTGTTGTCAATCATGCGGCGTTCATCCCCTCCCTCCATGCCAGACACAACTATAGAGAGATGGTCGAGAAAAATTATGCGGCAATCAAGTGCCGTGATTAAATATCTAATTTTCTGTAATAGATTCTCTTCACCTAGTGATCCCCAATGATCATAAGTAAAGTAGCGGCCTGAACCTACAGTAGCATCAAAAGCCGCTTTAAGTTCTGCCTCCTCAACTTCAGAGGGATCGAGGTAAATGGGTTTATTCATATAGATACCCATAATACCGAGCGCGGTACGTTTAGTGGACTCTTCGAGGGCGATATAGCCTACAGAGTGTCCATCCATGATCAAATGATGGGCAACCTCCTTACATATACTTGACTTGCCGATACCTGACCCAGAACAGAGCGTGGTAATCTCGCCTGCTCTTAGGCCCATCGTCATATCGTTGAGGCTCCCCCAAGGATACATATAGGTGGTAGTCTGCTCTACCTTCGTTAAGTCATCCCATAGGTCTGTCCCAGCGACGATCCCATCAGGTCTCCAAGGCTTCGCATTCCAGATGTGGTTGAGAAGCTCCCCGTGACGCCTCGAAACAAGCATCTCGTTGGCATCCTTCAGGGGCAGCTTAGCAATCTTAGCCTTACCGACACTTAAGACTTGAGCGCACTTCTCTGCAGCCTCTTGTCCAACTTCATCATTATCGAAAACAATGACAACTGTTTCAAACTGCTCCA